GGCAACAACGCTTTCCGGTGTGCGGTAACACCGGGCAACTTTCACAACATGGAAACACAAGACATGATCAACGAAGAAGAGGTCCGGCGCCTTCCGCTCTGGAAGGACTGGATCGAACGCAACGAGCACCGCATCGCTCATGGGCTCACCGTGACGATGGAGGAAATGGAAGAGGCCTTGGATGGCATCAGGGAGACCCATGCGTTTAACATGGAGGTCCACCACATCCGGAGGGAGCTACGTCACCGAGGCATGAACTTTAGCCAGCGGGGCCTTCGCGGGGCCGGCTTCCAGATCCTTCCGCCCAACACCAACGCCGACGAAATGGAGCACCTGAACCGGGTGGCCCTGAACAGCCTCAAGGCCTCGGTGATCCTGGGCACCAGGACGAACCTCAGTCTGCTGTCAGAATGTGAACGCAAGCGGCACGAAGCGGTCACCGAGAAGATGGCGCACAGGCTGGCCCTGCTGGGTCGGTCGAACGCTGGCCTTGGCCAGGAGATTGCAAAGCAGATCACCAAATGACCAAACCGAAAACCATCAACGTGACACCAACCACCCACAAGGCCCTGCGGGACTATTGCCTGCAGACCGGCTCTAAGCTCCAGGCGATTGCCGACAAGGCCATCCTTTCCTGGCTAAGAAAGGCGGCGAAGTGAAGCGGATCCTTGCAATCGACCCGGGCCTGTCAGGCGGCCTGGCCTACCTCGGGGCCTCGGGCATCATCCTCGACAGTATGCCGGGCACCGACCAGGACGTGTGCATCCTGGTCATGGACAGGCTGGCGATCTCGGATGTGTGCTACATTGAGAAGGTCGGTGGGTACGTCGGCGGCAAGGGCGCCCCGGGAAGTTCCATGTTCCAGTTCGGAAGGAACGTCGGCTTCCTGCATGGCCTGATCGCAGCCAGCCGGACACGGGTGATCGAGGTGCCGCCCCAGACGTGGCAGAAGACCATCCAGGCGGGCACCAAGGCCACCCATGGCACCAAGTGGAAAAGCCACCTTAAGGGCATCGCGCAGCAGAGGCAGCCTAGACTGGTGATCACATTGAAGACAGCAGACGCCGTGCTGATCCTCGAGCACGCCATGCTGTCGGAGGGCGTCAAATGAGCGACACCCCGAGAACAGATGCTCACAACTGGCACGATGGAGACTACGACGACCCGCTGGATGCTTTCGCAGACTTTGCAAAACAACTCGAACGCGAACTCAACGCAGCCAATGAGCGCATCAAGCGGCTGGAGGAGGCGGGGGATGCTATCTTCCTATTGGCCGAAAAACACGCGCCAGAATACTGGCTGTACACTCAAACCGCATTCAACAACTGGCGCAAAGCCAAGGAGGCCAAGCTGTGAGCGACACCCCGAGGATGGACCTTGCGCTTCGTAAGGCACAGGAAGATTGCACTGAATCATATCTATTAACTGAAGGCCTGAAACTAGAACGCGAACTGGAATCTGCCAATGAGCGCATCAAGCGGCTGGAGGAGGCTGGCGATGCGATGGAGGTTTATTGCGACGCTATCGCTGCTCACAACTGGAACAAAGCCAAGGAGGCCAAGCTGTGAGTCTCGAAGAACAACTACGAAATGACGCTCAGTCACTTCGAGAAGTGGGGTGGTTCAACCGCGCAATAATGATGGATGCAGCAGCTAACGAGATTCAGAAACTGAACGAGCGCATCAAGCGGTTGGAGGAGGCGGGAAACAATCTACTCTGGAATTTCTGCCCAGAGTACACATCTCAATTAAATAAAGAACAGTCTGATGCTCTGAAGCAATGGAACAAAGCAAAGGAGGACAAGCCGTGAGCGCACCAATCAACGACGGAGGACCGGCGTTTCCAAGTGAAACAGAGTGGGGCATGACCCTACGCGACTACTTTGCCGGGAAGGCGATAGAGGCATTGATTGTCAGAGGATGGGGCTTAGAGGCTGCATCTGGTAAGGCTTATGAAATAGCCAACGCGATGATCAAGGAGAGGGAGGCCAAGCCGTGAACTTGCACCTTCAGGAAATCGAATCGCTTCAAAGCTCTCTAAGAGAGCGCCAAGAATACGTCACCCAACTTGAAAACCGTCTCCGCGCTCTGTGGGACAAGCTAGAAGGTGAGCGCAAGTATTACATGGAGCATCTCCAGTTGAATGAAGAACTCGTTTCTGAAATTGAGCGGGAGAACGAACAATTGAAAGAGCAGAACAAACGGCAAAATGAAGCGATTGATTCGCTGCGTGAAATGTACGCAAAGGAGGCCAAGCCGTGAGAACATCAACCGAAACACTGATCGCAGCGATGCACATATTGGCAACAGAAATCCAATCCGACGATGGCGTGGCCAACGCGGCAGTCGCTGAAGCAGCGGAGCGACTAGCGGAACAGCATATGCGCATCGCCAAACTAGAGCAAGAGAACGACGCCATGCGAGCGGATCTGCTGCTGTGGAAGAATGGAGGACCGTTGCCATGAGCCATCATGTTCGTGACGCCACGAAAATGATCAGCAAAACCCCGCGCACAGACCGTCAGCCGGTTGTCACTGTGGCGTTCCAGCACTTCGTGAAGGCTGGCTTCGCCAAACAGCTTGAGCGGCAACTGCGGGGCGCAAACAGTCGTGTCCTTGAGCTGGAATTGGACATCCAAGCATTCAAGGTCAAAGCCATTGAGGACGGAGAACGCATCTACACGCTAGGAACGAGGTGCGACAACTATCGCGCCGAGCTGATCAAAGCCCGTGAGCGGATCGAAGAACTGGAACTCAAAGAGGACGAACTGAACGACCTCAAGAAATGGTTGGAGGGACGATGAACGTACCAATCGGACCAGCCGCATTCGTGTTCCGTCACAAGCGAACCGGCCAGATTGTCGTCGTACCCAACGAACGATGGCATGAGTTGTACGACAAGAAGGACGACTGGGAACACACGACCAGCCTTAACGCTTGCGGTGCTTTGCAGTATATCATCGACGCCAAACCGGCTGAGAGGAAACGATACATCCAACGACTTAAGGAATATCCATGAGCATCAAACACCTTCACGAACTACCACCGGACCACCGTTTGCGTAACACCGCCATTCAGGACATCGACGTTCGGATCCGCTGCAGACACACCGGCGCCACCCGTGACCCTCGGACTTGGAAGATCAAGGCAGATACATTCAACCGCCTCGGCGACACTTGGAAGACCAACTTCGACTTCGTAATCCAATGAGAACAGCAAAAGAGATCCAGAGGGAAGGCAGCGGCCACTATCGGTTCCGGAAAGGCGAGATCTCCGAGATCGTGGCAGCAACCAAGGCCAAGAAGGTGGAGTACACGTCCTACTGGACGCGCAAACGCGGAAAGGCAACCAAGTGACCGACAAGAAGACCATCGAGACAATGATGGAATACGGCGGCAGCTTTGTGCGGAAACTAGGCGCCGCTGCCTTGGTGGCCGACCAACAGAACCTCAACCGCATCAAGGCCACCTGGCCCGAGTACTGGAGCCAATACGCACGGATGGCAAAGCAACTTTCCGAGGTCGAAAAACAGGCCTCGAAATAAAACAACAACAACGACAACACAGCAACACATGGGAATCACAGTCACAAGCAACAAGGGCGGCGGCAACTTCGAGCCGTGCCCGGAATACACAGGCCGCGCGGTATGCGTCGACATCACGCCGCTCAAGGCCTACGAAACGCAGTATGGCACCAAGCAAAAGTTCAAGATCGCATTTGAGCTGGACCTGATCGACAAGAGCCGCAACCCGGTGCAGCCCTGGGTGGTTATGACGGCGCCGATGACCGCCAGCCTGCACGAAAAGGCAGGCCTCACTCGGTTCCTTAAGGACTGGTACGGCCGAGCCCTTACCGCGGAGGACACCAACAGCCTCAAGCTCGACAACCTCATCGGAAAGCCTGCCACCGTGGTGATCGTCCACGAGAAGAGCCAGGACGGCACCAAGACGTTCGCCAACATTAAACTCATCATGCCCCACAAGGTCGGTGAGCCACTCAAGCCGTCGGGCCTATGGGTACGCCTTGAGGACAGACCGCCCAAGGACGAGCAGGGGCAGCCACAGGCGCCCGCCAAGCTCGACCTGACCAAGGTGCAGGTGCACGTCGGTAAATTCAAAGGCACAGCGATCTCCGACCTCACCGAGTCGGCCGTCAACGGCCTGGCCGAGGTGTGGATTCCGAAAGCCATGGCCAACAAGGACATCACGGCCGAGGACAAACGCCTCATTGCCGCGGTCAACGCCCGCCTCGAAGAGATCAAGGCCAACAAAGAGATCCCTTTAGACGACGTACCTTTTTAAAACGATCTTTTGACATTGATCGTTTTGACTTTCCGGCAGCCTGTTGCTGCTGGGACTCGTGGGTAACCGGGGGCGCGCATCGGGACAAACGCGCATCAACTACTAACACAAAGCAATTTAGCAATATGCCAGCCAATCCGACAATCATCTTCGACATCGAGACCGGGCCGCTGCCGGTCGACCAGCTCAACATCCCGCCATTCAATCCGGCCGACGTGAAGCTGGGCAACATCAAGAACCCGGACCTGATCGCCGAGCGCATCCAGAAGGCCGAGGAGAATCACGCCGCGGACTACATCAAGAACGCCGCCCTGGATGCCATGTCCGGACAGGTGCTGTGCATCGGTTACCGCAAGGACTACCAGGAGACCGCGGTGCTGTCGGCAGAAGCCGATGGCGAGGCCGCCATGCTCCGGCAATGGTGGGCGCTGCTGAACTACTACGAGCGGACACCGAGGTTGATCGGTTTCAACATCAAGGCCTTCGACCTGCCGTTCCTGATCAAACGCTCCTGGCGCCACCGCATTGCCCCGCCCTACTGGTTGCGCCAAGGCCGGTACTGGAATGACCTGGTGGTCGACCTGCGCGAGGTGTGGCAGCTAGGGGACAGCCGGGCGCACGGAAGCCTCGGTGCAATCAGTCGGCATCTGGGACTCGGTGACAAGGCCGGCAATGGCGCCGACTTCAGCCTGTTGTGGAATACCGACCGACAGGCGGCCATCGACTACTGCCTGCAGGATGTGAGGCTCACGCAGGCGGTGGCGGATATTCTGATACCGGCATACTAAGGAGCAACCATGACATGGATACTTCCAAAGCAGTTACACACCTTGGCCTCTGCGCTGGATACGGAGGCATTGAGCTTGGACTCAAACGAGCAATCCCAGATCTGCGCACAGTCGCTCTTTGTGAGATCGAAGCCTTCGCCATTGCGAATCTGGTTGCGAAAATGGAAGCGGGACTCATGGACCCAGCACCTATCTGGCCGAATCTTAAGACCTTCCCTTGGGAAGCATTTCGTGACCGCGTGGACATCCTCACTGGCGGATATCCTTGCCAACCCTTTAGCGCGGCCGGTCAGCGCAAAGGAAAGCAGGATCCGCGGCACCTGTGGCCGTGGATTGCAGATGGCATTCGACTTCTCA